TCTGCACCAATGTCACGGCTATCTACCGTCCCACTTACAGTAATATTTCCAGTTACATCAATTCCTGCACCGAAGTCTACATTCTGATCGAATGAGGTAATCGGCTGTAGGAATACAGATCCGTCACCAGTGAAAATTGCAAGTGTGTTGTTTGCACCAGTATAAACGAAATCATCAACACCTGCGACTGCAGTGTTAGACATTGTGGTGATACGACCATCTGCAGCTACAGTGATAACTGGAATTTGAGACGCAGTACCGTAAACCCCTGCGACTACACCAGTGGTAGAAATATCAGTTGTAAACTCTACTGTACCATTCGACGATGTCGCAGTACCTGTCACATCACCTAATAGGTTTACAGTGGTTTGAGTTCTAACATGTGATATACCACCGTCACCTGTAACCAACGTGATTGTGTTGTTTGCAGGAGTATATGAGAAGTCATCAACACCTGCAACTGCAGTTGTGTTTGCGAGAGTAATACGACCATCATCGTCCACAGTAAATACTGGGATCTCAGTAGATGAACCGTAAGATCCTGCAGTAACACCTGTGTCTTCAAGTTCTGTTGAAACTTGGACAGTACCATTCGAAGAGGTTGCAGTACCAGTAACCTTACCAGATAATTCAACTGCAGTAGTTGTCTGGAAGTCAAACTGAGAACCATCACCAGTAATAAGAGTAATAGTGTTATTTGCAGGTTCGTATGAGAAACCATCTACACCTGCAACAGCGGCAGTGTTTGCAACGGTAATTCTACCATCATCATCAATTGTGATAATAGGAATTGCAGTAGACGAACCGTAAGAACCAGAGACAACACCAGTGTCTTCTAACTCAGTTGCAATTTGTACTGTACCATTAGAAGATGTTGCAGTACCTGTAACTTTACCAGATAGTTCTACTGAAGTTTCTGTTTGAATGTGGAACTCAGAACCATCACCTGTCACGATTGTGATTGTGTTGTTTGATCCTTCGTAACTTACACCGTCAACTCCTGCGACACTTGCAGTATTTGCAAGAGTGATGAGACCATGTTCATCAACTGTTAGAATTGGGATTGCAGTAGAGGAACCATAAGTGTTTGCAGTTACACCACTTGTAGCGAGTTCAACAACACCATTCGAAACAACGAAGTCTTCGTCAACGAATGCGGCAACACCTCTGTTATCATTCGATGCATATTCAGTTGCGAGTTCTGCAGAGATTGTAATCGTGTTGTTAGTTACTACAGTGTTAATACCTTCACCTGCGGCGAACGTAATCGTCTCACCGAGGTTGATATTCTCTTGTGGGGTATATTGTTCTGAAACGATAATTTGACCAGAACGATCTATATCATTAATATCGATGTAGTAGAATGTACCAACAGTATCTGGAACAAATGTAAGTGTTTCACCACCAGTTGCACCTTGGTTTGTTACACCAAAGGCTGCATCACCAGTACCTGAAGTTTCCGATGTCTTAATATAAAGTGAAATAGTGTTCGCACCACTCACTGAGAGATTAAGAGTATCACCGATATAAGTTTGGATTGTTGGTTCTTCTGTGAACGCATATGTATCGTCACGCCACGTACCATTTACCTGCCAATTATCACCATCGAAAAGAGTAAGAGTTGCGTTGATGAATGATGGTGGTACAGGTTCTTGTGTTTCAGCAGCAATTGTAATGAAAGGATTTGCAATCTTCGCATTAGTAATACCTGCGTCTTTAACACGAGTAATATCATTGACGATTTCAAGTGTAGAACCATCAACGTTAACATCAATTGTAAATGTGTTAGAAAGACTTGTACCTTCACCACCTTGGATTGCAGCTTGCATAAACCCAAGTGTTACTGCATCATGAACTTCAACTGGAATACCAACGTTACGAAGTTTAGATCCACCAAATTCAACGATACCATTGTTTGCAACGATACCAGTGGATGTCAAGAAGAGGTTGTATCCAACCCATGCAGTATCTGTTTCTAAATCATTAAGGTTAGTAAGTGCGGCAGGGTTAACAACGAAACTCGTATCTTGTGAGTCTGCGAAACCACCTGCAATCAAGTTACCTAGAACTGTAAAGTCACCAGAAGATCTGTTTGCTTTCGCAAAGAAGTTGAGTGAGTCGTTAACAAACCCAATCTCTCCACCAGTTGAATATATGAATGACTTATCTGTTGGAAGAGGACCATCTGACATTTCGATGAATGAAAGTGATTTGTCGTAACCCAAGATCAAGTTATTGATTCTTGAAGTACCCTCTGGTTCAATATAGTAATCTGTATTTGCAGAGTCTGCGAACCTTGGGGCAGCAATTGTATTGGCGGCATGTACTGCACCATCAAGACGTAAGTAAATCCCATCGGTGTTTGCAGATTCGAGAACAGTAACATGACCAAAATCGTCGAACTTCAAGTTCTGGATCATCTCTCCCTCTTCAAACTCAGTGTTTGTGATAGGAGATGTGTTATGACTAATATTAATTGTGTTTGCGGCATCGTCATAGAGGACATATACACCAGTGTGTGTACCATCTCTGAACATCAAACCAGTGATGTCCATAGACACCTCTGTAAAGTTTGGAATACCGTTCGCAACGATTTCGATTGGAACTTCTGTCGCAAAGTCGACACGTCCATCAGTACCGATTCGAACTCTAGGAACCTGACCATCGTTACCATAAACGCCTGGTTGGACACCTGTTTCATCCATTGCGAGTTCAAATGCAGTTGTATTTGCGTTCTGGATCTCTAGACCACGACCAACAGTGACGACTGGATCTTTTAAGAGTGCAACTAAGTGAGTATTTGCACTATCTTTAAGTGTAAGTGTGCTCGCAAAGCCACCCTGTTCCAAATAAAACTTCGTAACTGCATCTTGGTCATTGACAGGGTCTTGTAGATTTGTTATAATGGCATTGCCAACATTAAGAAAACCACCAGGCACTGTTAAGAATGCATTGTTTCCTGCTGGCCATTGAAGAATACCATCATCTGTAATAGTAAGTCTTAGATCACCTGAAGTGAAGAACTGTAGTTCATCATTGTCTGCATTAGGTGAAGACTCTGCAGTGATCTTTGTATCCTGATCAACGTCAATAACAGATCCTGCAAGACCTGCCCAGATGTTTCCATCATAACCTTCAAATCGACTGTCGTCAGTGTTAAAACGAATTTGACCTTCAAAGGATGGTGGTCTCTGTGCAGTTGTACCAACTGGAAGAGTTAACGCACCTTCTGTTTCAATGATTACGACATTACTGTCATGTCCAATTCTACCTGCAAATAGTTTATACCAGTTCTTACCAGTACCACCAAGCATGTATGTGTCATTATCATTAGGTAACAAGTTACTTGTGAAGTCGGCAACGACTTCGATACTATCGACTTCGTTGTCACCAAGTTTGATATTACCACCGATAACAACGTTACCTGCGATATCCATGTTACCGTAGAAGTATACATCTTTGTTTGCATAGAACTGAGCTACGTGGTTTCCACCTGCATAGAAGTTCAGTTCGTCTTGATCTCCACCAGGCGCATACTCTGCAGTAATTCTTGTATCTTGGTCAACATCAACAACGCCACCGAGACCTTGCCAATTGTTTCCGTTATAACCTTCGAACTGATCGTCTGAAGTATTGTAACGAATCATACCTCTACGGAGCGTAACGAGTGCATCACGTTGGGCAGATGTACCATCTGGAAGTGTTAATGCACCAGTTGTGTCAATGTTGATATCTGTATTTGCAAGGATACCATACTGATCTATTGTCAGTCTATTAACATCACCAGTGATAAATTTAAGTTGATCGTTGTCTGCGCCTGCAGAATCTTCTGCGATGATCTTTGTGTCTTGATCTCCATCGATCACTCCACCTAGTCCAGACCATGCCGCACCATCATATCCTTCAAACTGATTGTCCGTTGTGTTGTAACGAACCATACCTCTAATATTATTAGGTCTATCGTCTGAAGATCCTACTGGAAGGATAAGTGCACCTTCTGAATCGATGAATACTGTGTTAGAAACAATTGTTAATGTCTCTAAATCCAAACTCGTGATAGTATCGAATGATGCATTTGAGTTGAGATTAAACTCACGTCCACCCACAAGGGTGATATCTTTCCCTGCAGTAAAGTTTCCTTCACCAAAGAACTGTGTCCATGTAACTGCGTCTTGGTTAATGTTGTATGATTCTGCATCAACAACTGTCGCAACGAACGCTTTGTTGCCATTTACTGTACCATCAGTAACAAACTCGAATGAGCCTGGGATCTCTGCACTCTCATTGGAGTAATCAGATCTTTTTAGTACCCATGGAAGGAAATCGTTACCCAACATGATAACGTCATAAGAACCGTTCTCTGCAGGATTAGTCTGATCTTTAACAAGTACCTGATCACCAATTCCCCAAGTCGTAACTCCGTCAATGTTCATCGTGCCATATGCAGGAAGAACAAGAGTATTGTTTGCAGAGTTGAATGTACCTAAGAGATCTGAAGTTGTTGCAGCTAGTGCAGACGGTTTGACATTAAGACCTTGTACAAGATTGTCAACATACCGTTTGTTGGTTGCATCATTTGGCCCTTGAGGGTCCGCAACGAACAAAAGACCTTGTTCCAAACCATCAATTGCATTGTCAACATAGGATTTTGAAACTGCATCTTGATTGAAAATTGGATCTGCAAGATCAGAGATACGTGCAGTGGCAACTGATATGAAACCATTTGCACCAGTTTCAAATGTGAGGTTTTCACCTGTTGCAATAGTATTGTTTGCAAGAGTTAATTCACCAACGATAAGGGAAGTCAAACCTGCTAGATCAAGAGTTGATTCGTTATTACCAATAACTGTATTACCAATAGTGATATCATTTGTGAAAATGACACCATTACTTGCATAGAACTGATCTGAATTGAATTCTGTACTTGCGAATACTGTAACGTGACCGAACTGATCGATCTCTACATTTCTTACGAATTGCAGTACGTCATTATTCGAGGACACACCAGAAGATGTGTTTGCGTGAACGATAGTGATGTTTGCTGTTTCAATGTTGCGTGTATTCGCATCATCTGGGAATAATATAACACCATTACCCGATGATAGAGTTGCAACGTAAGGACCTACAGTATCAACACCAAGAGTTACGGAATCTGGTGTGATGAGAGGTTTTTGTTCACCTTCTAGTACGGTTGTTACCGTTCTTTCTGGTGCACTTCCTATTACGACTTTAATTGCCATGCGCCTAAACCTCTGTTACTGTATCTACGACAAAAGCAAGTCCTTCAAGTATCTTAGACATTTCCCCAGATTGTTTTCGCATTAGTACATCATATTGATATTTACCTGGCTTGAGTGCTCTAGTTTGCGTGTCAGTTAATACAAGTGTAATTAACCCTGCAATCTGAGTGCTCTTTTCTACTGTGAAACTTGTAAGGGGATTGCCTTCTGAATAAACTTTACGAATATCCGCAAAAAAATCTAGAACAGTGATGGGTAAAGCATCCTCGTCGCCGTCGAATAAATTTAATTCGACACGAAAATCTGAACCTTTGTCTATGTAAATATTTGCTTGAGAGGCCATACGATTACTCTTTTTTCTTTTTATTTATATAATGATCTCAGAGCAATTAAGTACCCCACACAACCGATCCCGCTGCATCCCTAATAATTAATGTTCTGTTCGAAGGATCTTGGTGTGAACCAATCAACGCACCTCCTGCAAATAGGTTACCATCAGCGGTTATATTTTCTAGATAAAGTGTATCAGCATTGGTATTGTAGAAGAAGTTCTGTTGTGAACCAGTATTAGGACCTGTTGTCGCATATACTGTTCTACCACCTGCACCACCAGGCACGAATGTGACAAACATGTTTGATGATTCAAGACCTGTACCATAAATGTTATTCACATCTAAAGTAACAGCGGAGTTACCTGGCCCTGCTGGTCCTTGTAGACCATCACCACCCTGTAGACCAATACTACCTGTTTCACCTTGGAAACCTGCACTACCTTGAACGAAGTCACCCTGATCCCCTTGGATACCAATATCACCTTGGACACCTTGGAAACCTTGTACGCCCTGTACACCAGAAGGTCCTACACCGACACCACCTTGAGATCCTGGCCCACCTTGCACACCTTGGTAACCTTGTTCACCTTGCGCACCTGAACCTGCAGGTCCTTGCAGACTTTCACCTGCTCCACCTTGGAAACCTCTAAATCCTTGGAAACCATCTTCCCCAGTACCTGCGGGTCCTTGGAAACCATTATCACCTTGTACACCTTGGTATCCTTGAACACCCTGTACACCACCTTCACCAGTACCCGCCGTACCTTGAACACCCTGTGTTCCTTGCGGACCTTGGACACCCTGTGTACCTAAAGTACCCTGTGAAGTAGGACCTTGTGTACCTTGAGGACCTTGGAAACCTTGCGCAGTACTATCTGCACCTGTTTCACCTTGAATACCCTGCGGACCTTGATAACCTTGGACACCTTGTCCACCGCCACCACCGTTACCACCTTGGAGACCCTGCACACCCTGTGTACCTTGAGTACCTTGGTTACCACGGACACCAACACCAAATCCACCTTGGATACCGCCGCCACCTTGGACACCTTGTATACCTTGAGGACCGATTGGGCCAACTCCACCACCTACACCTTGAGATGTGGGACCTTGGGGACCTTGAAGACCTTGTGCACCATCTGCACCTTGAGGACCTTGAACACCTTGTCCACCTTCACCGATATCACCTTGGAAACCACGTTCCCCTTGAATACCTGCAACACCTTGTGAACCAAATCCATCAGCACCTTGGAAACCGATACCACCTTGTGCACCAGCTTCACCTTGGACACCTTGAGGACCCTGTGTTCCCGATCCAGTACCACCTTGAGCACCGTCACCACCTTGTATACCCTGAATACCTTGTGTACCCTGTTGGGAAATACCTTGAACACCTTGGATACCCTGTGCACCAAATCCGCCTTGGAGACCATCAGTACCTTGCGCACCTTGTGTCCCTGCACCTGTTGAACCTGCACGTGAGAATGTAATAATGACATCGTCATCATCAGCAAATCCTGCGGCGGAACCACCTAAGTATGCAACATCAAATTCCCAGTAACCAGTTTTATCAGTAACGTCAGAATATTCGAATACAGCGAAAAAGGTTGGATCTGCCTTTTTCATAATTTTTATTTGACCTTTGACAAGACCAATAACTGTATCTAATGATGTAAAGTAATTATCTAAGTTGACAAAGTTGTCATCTCTTTCGTCGATCCACATGAATGTAGAACTGGACAAAAAGTTGTTGTTAAACTTAACTTTACCAACGCCTGGATCAGAATCAGTGAATGTATCTTCGAATGTGTAATCAAATGATGCACCACCGAACGATCCTGAGTCACCTTGGATACCTTGAATACCCTGTGTACCCTGCGGACCTTGAGGACCTTGAGGTCCCAAATCGGAAATATTAAGTAGACCAACCATACCACTGTGTAAAGAACACTGGTAGTACAAAAGATCTGGTGCGTTAAATGGAACTCTGAATGTTATCAGACCATTTTGTGCACCATTGTTTGTTACACCACTGTTATATTGGTTACCTGTACCAGTGCCTGGCGCAGTTTTGATAAAGAATGGGTGACCAGTCGCACTTACATCGAATGTGTAAGTGAAACCTCTTAACAATTGTAGTGATGGGTTATTCACACCATCGATTTGGTATGCAATGTTACCTACATTAGTAACTTCAAAGACACGAGATCCTTCTTGACCCTGTATACCTTGGAAGCCTTGATATCCTTGAATACCTTGGAAACCCTGTGTACCCTGTACACCTTGGATCGCCTCACCTTGAATACCTTGGAACCCTTGGAAACCTTGAGGACCTTGAACACCCTGTATTCCTTGACCGCCTTGCACACCCTGATTACCGAGATCACCCTGAATACCAGTTGTACCCTGTGTACCAGTCGCACCAACAGGACCCGTAGGGTTGAATGAAACGATTGCAACGTCACCATATCTTGCAGTAGTGTCTAACCATGAGTTAGTGTTTGCACCTGCCGCACCTAATAGTGATTTTTCAATGAATTCAACATCAAACCAACCATTATCTTCACCACCTTGCGCCCATGTCCAGTCTAAGATAGAGAAAACAAGGAATTCGAAATCATTAGTTGCAGAATCACGTGGAGTCTGAATTACGATTTCACCTTTAGGACTACCATTAACTCTGTCAATATAGTTGAATAGATCGTCAATACGTCTGTTTGAATCATATGGTTTGTCGTCAAACCAGATCTTATCAATGTTAGATACAACTCCTGAACTCGCAACTGTACCATCAACGAGACCAAATTTACCAACGCCTGGGAATGCGTCACCAGAAATTGGGTTTAATTCCCATTCGAATGTTAGACCACCATAAGTTCCGTCAAAACCTTGTACGCCTTGGAAACCTTGTACGCCCTGTACGCCTTGAGTACCTTGCAAACCCTGCAAACCAGTGCTACCAGTACCACCTTGCGTTCCTTGAGGACCTTGTCCACCCTGTACGCCTTGAGTACCTTGGTCACCTTGTAAACCTTGGGGACCCTGCAATCCTTGTAATCCTTGAGGACCTTGTAGTCCTTGGATACCTTGAATTGCTTCACCTTGCCAACCTTGTGTACCTTGTACACCCTGAGAAGCTTGGGGACCTTGAACACCTTGCGTTCCTTGTACGCCTTGATCTCCTTGAAGACCTTGAGTACCCTGAACACCTTGACCTGCGAATGCACCGTCTGTACCTTGTACACCTTGATCACCCTGCAATCCTTGGGGTCCTTGAGGTCCCTGTAGACCTTGCAAACCTTGAGGTCCTTGAGGACCCTGCACACCTTGTGTGCCTTGATCGCCTTGTAAACCTTGCGTTCCCTGCGCTCCTTGGATTCCCTGATTACCTTTGTAACCTTGAATACCTTGGAAACCCTGCGTACCTTGAACGCCTTGTAAACCTTGGAAACCTCTAAATCCACGGAAACCTTGTACACCTTTTTGACCGAGGTCACCTTGTGTACCCTGTACGCCTTGAACGCCTTGGAAACCTTGTACACCTCTAAATGTACCGATATTAATCCAGTTAACACCGTCATAGATCCAAAGTTCTTCATCTGTGTCATCAATAACACCTTCACCCACAGAAGCGGATGGGAATGCAGTGTTGAGAGTTGCTTGTGGATCACCACCTGCATCTACATCTGCAACGGAACCAATGATTGTAAAACCAGGACCGTAATCACCTTGTAGACCTTGTGCACCCTGTGTACCGTCTGCGCCTTGAAAACCTGTAGTCCCTTGAGGACCAGTACCCATGTTTAACCAGTTAGTACCATCCGAATAACGCATTTCTCCGTTATCCGCATAGACAATAGACCCCTCAAAGGGGGCTGGATCAAGGGTAATAGGGAACGCTTGTGGTATCCCTTTCCCTAGTGTGACTGTGCCACCTCTGAAAGACTTAAACCTAGTCGACATCGTATTCCTCGCTCTGACCTATGGTATATGACAACGTTGCAGTAACTGCAAGATTTGCACTACATTTTGCTTGAAGTATGTCACCCGATACAAAGAACTGACCGTTAATCGGAATTGGTATTGTGTCGTAGGCAGGCACTGGAAGATTTTTAATCAAATCAAATGTCAATGAATTCTCATAACGATAAATGTTAACGTCAACTGTTACAGTATTTTGAGTTGTGTTACAAAGGATCAATGGGGAAATAACTTCCCCGATACCAGGCTCAATAGTCTCACTACCACCAAATACAAGTTCTGGAACCATAAACTGAGGAACAGTAATGACTTCATCAAATTCTGTGGTTAAGACTGCATTAAAACCGATTGGGAACGCATCGGGTGCCTGAGATGTCCTTATTACGGTAATCCCAGTATTTGCGTCTACGTATGATTCAACTGCCATTATTCTTTCCTTTTATACTACAGCTCTTGAGTTCGAAGCACGTCTTGCGAGTTTCCGAACCGAAGATGTAAATGGTCGACCTTCGATACGACCTGTTCTACCGTTAATTCTCAAACCTCTTGCGAAGTATTGGTTATTCAATTCGTCTGCACCAGACCATCTTACACGACCACCGTCTTCAGAAAGAACCGAAGAAATCGCAGACGTTGCAGGTCCGAGGTTTCTAAAGTTCAATGGCAACGCAGTTCTGTTAACACCTGCAGCACCACCGTTGAACTGGTGTGCGATTGATTCAACAAGTGAACCGAATGTCAACACGTTTGGTCTCAAAATGTTGTCTTTTAGACATTCATTAAACAAGATCTCAATAAATGAACTATGCAGTGCATCTGGTGAGTAGTTCGCAATGATAAAGTCTCTAATTCTATCCCATGTTGCATAGAATGCATAGAGAAGATCAGTATTGTTTGCGCCATCATCGATCCATGCTGAACCGTTCCAATAGTATATAGTTCCTGCGTAGAAGTTGACATTAGTGTCAGTAGAAACAATATATGCGTGGTTCTTTTTCAAACTTACGTTTGGATCTGACTGCAACGCATTACGTGCAGAGATATCTGGAACCACTCCTTTGAAAGACAACCCAGATGTTGTAGAATTGAACACTGGGAACACATGTTGACCTTTTTGGTCGAAGAACGATTGCGAGAATGTTCTTGTTGCTTTTGTTGAACCCCTTTGATTAGTGTTCGGATTTATGAATTTAACATCATTCACAATAGTCTGCAACAAGTTACCTGCGTCACGTCTTGTCAAATTAATATCAATAAACTTATAAGTTGCGTTAACAAATCTTACTGTATCATACTGAAGAGGACCACGTTTGGATAGTAGAATATCTGCGGCATCTCTAAATGGTTTTTCAACCCAGTCATAATCAGGTGCAATAAGTGTTTGTAACTCTTTTACATCTTTATTTATCTGACTTAGATAAAACATTCCTGCGAGTTCTTTAACTTTAGTTGATTCTGCTTCTGTTGCAGTATCAGCTTTTACAACTTGTCCTTCGTACTCACCCTGTAGGATATCCGCACAAATTACACCAAGTTGACGATAAGACTTCGCAGTCGCTTCACGTTGGTCTTCTGGGATACGATATACTGAGTTCCAGAAATAGAACTCTGCATTCCAACGAGAAGCAGTGTTACCACCGTAGTTCAAGTCATATGAGAATGCGTCAATAAGGTATCCTGTATCACGACGACACTTAGATTTGTTATAGTCAAGTACGTTGAACTCAGTATTGATGAAGTGAATAAGATCATCTGCAAGTTCTACTTTACTTTCTTCGATCTGATCAAATGCATCCTGTAGATCTCCACCAATCCATGTCATGTTTGGTTCGACCAATGCAGGGATAGGTGCAAGACTATCTTCACGAATGACATCTTCAACGATACCAATCAAGTTCTGTACTTCTGTACCTTCGGTAACACCTGCGGCAGTACCAGAGAAGTCTTGCGCAGTTGTAGTGAATGTTGTATTCTGAGTATCGATCTCTTGAACGATGTTACCCATCAGAACTTTCATAGTGTTGTAAACATCTGCAGTTTGTCTGCGAGTATCTTGTGGTAGTACAGACACACCGTTTTCAAAGTAAATCTGTGCAGAGATACGAGATGCGTGGTTTGTTTGATACTGAACATCGTGTGATGTGGCATCAATCAAGAAGCCCATGTCACGACGACACTTGTTACGTGGGAATGATAAACCATTCCACTCACGAGATACGTAGTCTACGATTTCATTTGCGAGTGCAACACTATTGTCTTGGATCAATGATTTTGCGTCCAAGTAGTTTGTAGGTGTCCATGACACATCTGGTGAGATACGTGCAGGGATATTTGAAACATCTGTATCATCTACTGCGTTTGCAACGATCATTGCGAGATCCAATGCGTAACCCATAAGGTCTTTACGTTCTGGATATACTGCAGGTAGATGACGTTTGTCCTGATGTACCAAGTTACCTTGAACCATCTGAACCGCATCGTTTACTGCAGATACGAATGTGTGTACACCGACATATCTCTCAACTTTACCAACTTGCATAGTGATTGTATCATCAGATACTGCAATAATCTCTACTGGTTTATTGAACCATGGATCTACTGGACGTGGGTGAGAAATGTTAACACTTGGGACACCACAAGAGAATGTGATACCGTTCGTTGCGAACAATGCACCGTCACCAACGTTGAACTTGTGATTTACACCAACATTTACAGTAAAGATACCACTTTGTGGATCGTAAGTTGCACCAGTCGGAGTATACTTGACACCTTTTTGGATTGTTGGAGTTACATCAGTACGTGTAAGTACTGTTTCGATTGTTTCTCCAAGGTGCATGAATGCACGACGAGTTGGTTCACGTTGACCAAGTGGTAGAATGTTAATTGCATTCTCAAAGTAGATCATTGCGTTTTTGTGAGTTGCAGAGTTACCATCGTATTGGATATCGTGAGCAATACCATCGATGATAGCACCCATGTCACGACGACACTTGTCTTCTTTATATGCAAGTCCGTTAAACTCTTGTGCAATGTGTCCAAGGATTGCAGACTGCATTGTAGGTGTTTTTGTTTTCAGAAGTGTACCCTCTGTTGCATATACACTAGTTTTTGGTTCTACAGATGCAGGAAGTCCTTCTAAGTTGTCAGCAGCGATTGCTTCTGCAACAATTTCCATAAGAGTTTCGGCTCTTGCACCAGTTGCAGCATCTGTCGCAACACCAGACACATCCTGTGCGACTGCGTTACCAAGTGATGGAGTATTTGCAATATTCTGAACACAGTTGTCTGCAAACTCTGCAAGTCTTTGGAAGACTGCGGCAGTTTGTGCACGTTGACCTGCAGGAAGAACACTACCTGCACCTTCGAAGTACAATCTTGCATTAGACAATGCGGCAGTGTTACCACCATGTTGAAGATCGAATGAGATTGCATCAACCAAGTGACCAACATCTCTTTCACACTTCGCAACATCGTAAGACAATGATGGGTATGTAAGTGCAATGAATGCAGTTGCTTCTGCAGCAAGGAAGGATTTGTTCAGTTGCAGATTAATTCTTGCATTAAGACCTTTACCATCAATGAAGTTATTAGTACCATCAGAGTAATCGATAGTTTCAATTTTTCTGACCGCTTGTTCATCTGCACGTACGAATGTGTGTGTACTTGTGTATCCACCTGCGTTACCAACATTAACTGTGATTGTTGAATCAGTCACGGCAACGATCAATTGTTTTTTCTCATATACATTAACATCAGAGATACGTGGATGTGCAAGTTCAATTACGTCTGAAGTTGCAGTATTCACACAAGACAATGTAATTGACTCTGGTGAGAACATGATGTATTCACCTTGAACGAAGTCGTGTTCACCAATTGTGATGTCCATGAACCCTGATGTAGGATCGTAATCAACACCTGTTGGAGTATAACCTTTTGCCATACCGTCTACGAGTGTATCAAATGCAGATTTTACAAGTAATCTAGCTTCTTCATTAGTTACTAGTTTCTCTAATTCAGACTGGATGTAACGTACACCACCGACTGTTTCAGATAATTCACCCCAACGAATTGCATTTGTACCTGCAGTACTTGTACGATAAGACGCACCTGCATATACTGAGTTGAAGTTAGAACCAGTGATTAAGTCACGACGAACTGCATCGATGATATAACCTGTATCTCTGAAACACTTGTCACCATCGTATGTGAAGTATTCATCATTCAAGTATGCAACAACCTCTTCAATCAAGAACTTACGGTTTGCAGCGATTTGATCACGTGCGAATGTACGTAGTGGATTGTATGTTGGTGCATCAGCAATTGCAGGAATGTTTTCATTTGTACGATCATCTGCAATGTTTGCGATAACTGTAATAAGATCTTGTACACGTTGTGCAGTTTGAACTGAAGCAGCAGTACCAGACTTGTCTTGTTTCAGAATGTTTCCTGTAACTTCTTTGACACTATTTGAAACTGCACTTACAAAAGTATGCGCACCTGCGTATCCGTCTGGGATTGTGTATCCAGTAACAGTGATGAAATCACCATCTACTTGAGTAATCTTAGTTGGTTTCTCGAATGCAGGGTCTGTTGGACGTGGATGTGAAATTTGTGTCACAACACCTGTCGCAGTATTTGCACATGAGAATGTGAGTGCATTCTCATCGAACCAGATGTAATCACCAACTTGTAGAGCGTGAGTACCAATATCAAGTTTCAGTGTACCCTGTGCGACATTATAGTCTGCATCTGTTGGGGTAAAGGCACTTGGCCCGAAGTGAGGTGTCACTGTATTTTCGAGTACAACACTTTCTGCAGATGCAGCGAGGTGCGTGAATGCGGCACTTGTAGCATCGTACTGATAAGATGGAAGTAAGTTGATAGAGTTGATGAAGTATGCACGTGCAGCTTTCACTGTCGCTTCATTACCACCGTACAGAAGATCTTCTGTTACTGCATCAATCAGATATCCACTGTCACGAATACACTTAGACTCTACGAAACCAATACCATTGTACTGTTCGTTAATGTAAGTTGTGATCTCTGTTTGTAATTTCTCTGTAAGACCATTGATAAGTGAAGACGCATCTTTGAATTCTTGTGCGTATCCAGTTTCACCTGGCCCAAATTCGAATGGTGAGAATTTGTATGAAGGATCATCCATTTCAGGACCACCCACATTGTAGGATAGAAGTCCAGATTGTGCACCATCGATACCACCAGAACCACCTCTTACAACAGCTTCACGTGCAGTAGATCCACCACCAACGATTGTACCTTTTGCGGCACTTTCGTAGAATGGAGTACCAATATCATTTGGTTCGACTACTGGTGGAAGGTTAAGTTGTTCATCTTCTACACTGTCTGAAACGATGTTGATCAAGTCTTCTACTCTTTGACCCATAAAGTCAGAGAAGTATTTCTTGACTGCATTTGCAGTGGCAGAGACAAAAGTATGTTCCTCTTCGTATCCACCTGCATCACCAACATCCATTGTAATTGTGTTTGCAGTTACTGCAAGGATTTTGTGTGGTTTCTCATATGCAGGATCTGTAGTACGAGGATGTACGATATTTGTAACTGGATCACCACATGACAATGTGATTGACTCAGGTTCGAAGATCATGTAATCACCGATTGCGAAAGAGTGAGCAGCACCCAGATCGATTTTCATGATACCAGAAACTGGGTTGTAGATCGCATCAATAGGTGTATATTCTACATTAGTCCATGCTACTGGTGTTTCTACGTTACCAGTTGTTGGTGTTACAGTCTCGTTACGTGCGAGTTTCTTCGCAACATTCGCAATGTGTTGGAATGCTTCTGCAGTTGGTCTTCTTTGATTGTAAGGCAATACAGTAATTGCGTTTTCAAAGTAAACTTTTGCGTTATTGATAGATGCAACGTTTGAACCATGTTGAATGTCATATGAGACAGAGTCAACGAGGTAACCAACATCACGTGGACACTTAACACCAACACTCTCTGAGTTTGGATGATTAATGTTCAACCATGCAGTAACTTCTGCTTGTAAGAATGCTTTGTTGGACTGAAGGATACCACGAGTGTTCAATGCATCGTTAGACACATATGAGTCACCGAAGTTGATTGCATCTGCGGCACTTGTACCGTTTGTGATGATGTCAATCAGTTCATCGAAAGATGCTTCTGCACGTGTTCTTGCAGTACCTGTAAGATTTGAAGATACTTCACCTTTTAACCATGTGAATGCACCAGTTGTTTGTGTCAACTGTTCTTCTACAACTGCATTTGCACCTACAGTACCAGAACGATATGCAAGTCCACTGAATACAGCGTTATAGTTAGAACCAGTAAGAACATCACGTTTGACTGCATCAAGCATCAAACCTGTGTCTCTTTCACATTTTGCACTGTCGTAGATGAAGTAAGTATCTCTTAGATATCCTACAACTTCATTTGCAAGGAATGCACGGTTTTTCTGTAGTGTTGTTGCAGTGTTGACTTCGTCTGTATTAGACCTTAAGATTGCCAATGCATTGTCTGCACAACGGATGAATGTGTGAATACCACCTTGACCGACACCTACATTAACCTGAATTGTATTGATATCAGGTGTTGCAGTGATTGCAAGTGGAGTACGATATGGTGGATCTGCAGGACGTGGATGCGAGATCTCTTGTAGATTGTTGTCAGAACCACATGTGAATGTGAAAGATCCAGGCATCAGTTCTACACGTTGACCTGCACTCAAACCATGACCTGTAATAGTCATAGACATGATACCAGTTGCGGTATTGTATGCGACACCTTCAGGAGTTTTAAACTCTTTGTACATTGCAGGATCTGAGAACCATACAACATCGTCACGGATACAACCTTCTGCGGCACTTACGAATGTGTGTGCAGTACCACCTGCATAACCACCTACGTTAATAGTGAATGTGGTTTCTGTTGCAGCTTTGATCTTAACTGGTTTTTTGTTCCAAGGATCTGTCTTACGAGGATATGCATGTTCAGTTACATTACTGTCCAATGCGCATGTAAAGACGATACTCTCTTCTTCCATTTCAATATACTGACCAAGTTCAAGATTATGAACACCAACAGTAACAACCATATCACCTGTTGCAGGATCGTATGTCGCAGTTGTTGGAGTGTATGTTTTCTTACGAACATCATAGTACACTGAAACTGCATTCTCGTCTGCTTTGTAGAATGTATGTGGTTGAGTGTAAGAACCTGCGGAGCCTGGGTTCACTGTGATTGTTGTCAATCCAGTTGCAAGGATCTGCATTGGTTTTTTGTATAGTGGGTCTGTACGATTTGGGTGAGACTTGATACCTTGATCACATTCGAACTGGAATGAGTTAGGTGCAAGAAGTACCTTATCATCTGTAGTCAAACTGTGAGTACCGATGGTGATAACCATTTCACCTGTAACACCATTATATGTTGCAGTCGTAGGAGTATAAGCACGACCAGAACCATTCATGATGTGAGTGATTTCGTCAAACGCAGCGTCTGTTTTCATTGTTACAGAACTATCGTTTGCAAGGAGATGTACACCATCACCTCTACCAGACACCCAAGTGTGAGCACCAGTGTAACCACCTGCATCACCACTGTTGAATGTAATAGTGTTTACAGTAACTGCAGTGATTGGGATTGGTCTATCGTTAAGTGGATCTGCAGGACGTGGGTGAGAAATCTCTACCACATCTGAAGTTGCAGTATTAACACAAGAGAATACCAATGCTTCTGGTGCAAGTTTGATTGAGTCACCGACTTCAATGTCGTGTTGACCAATAGTAAGAACTGTTTCTCCACTTAATGGATCATATGTACCAGTTGTTGGAGTATATTTTGCAGATGCAAGTGAACTTACCTGACGTTTTAGTTCTTTTACAGAACCAACAGTTTCTGGTAACTGATCACTAATAACTTCTTTTGCATTGTTTGTGTGATATGCAATACCAGTTTGAACTGAGTTAAAGTTAGTTCCAAGGATCATATCTTGGTTTACTGCAGGAAGAATATATTCTTGAACGTCACGTAGACACTTATCACTGGAGTAGATAAAGAAGTTAGTATCGATCCAACCTAACATGTAGTCTTGGATGTACTTTCTGTTTGCCTGAAGTTGTTTACGAGCATTCTTCTTGTCTGCACTGAGAGTTGGTGCATCACTGAATGTAATACCTCTAGCAACCACTTGAACTGCATTGTCCAATGTACGTTGATATGCATGGACACCAGTGTAACCACCTGCGTCACCTGAGTTAAAGGTAATTGTCTTAGGTGTTACTGATTCGACTTGCAATGCATTCTTGTACCACTTGTCAGATTGACGTGGATGTGAGATTTCGATAATCTCAAGAGTTGCAGAGTTTGCACAACTATATGTCAAACCGCCTGGTGCGATTTCAATCATATCACCAACTTTGATGTTATGGTTTACATCAAATGCGATTAGTGTTTCACCAGATACTGGATCATATGTAGAACCAGATGGAGTCCAACAGTTTTCTTCAAGACGGACACAGTCTGCATCCGCACTTACGAATGAATGAATACCCAAGTATCCACCTGCATTACCAGCCATAACTGTAAATGTTGTTTCTGTGACTTCAATAATTGGTAGTAGACGGTTCGCAACTGGATCAGTTGTACGAGGATGAGTAATGAAACCTTTGTTTGGAACACACTCGAAAGTGATACTATCTGTTTCAATAACAACTTTTTGATCTACTTCAAGACGGTGAAGACCAACTGTTACTTCCATAAGACCAGAAATTGGATCGTATTCTACATGAGTAGGTGAATATGTGTAACGTTTTTCTTCTAATGCGTCAATAATGTTGTCAAATGCGACATCAGCACGTTGAGAACCAAGGATAGAAACACCATCGATAACTTCGTTGGTCTGTTCTTTCAGTCTCTTGTATGATGCAATTGTTTCGTCACGTTGGTTATTGATAACCTTTGCGGCAGCGTTCATATAGTACGCATTACCTGCAGTAACGGAGTTGTAGTTTGTATCAAGTAACATGTCATACTTGACTGCAGGAAGGATATAATCCTGTGTATCACGACGACATGTGACACTGTTATATGCAAAGAACTCATCGTTATCTTCGATCCAGTCGATTAACTCGTCTTGGATGAACGAACGATTGTCCTGAAGTTGTTTTCTAGCTGCAGTGTATTCGTTAGAAACTTCATTGTTAGAAACTTCTGTCCAAATGATTGGACTTGCATACTCTTCACCGTTCTCAAGAATATTCAAGAGTTCGTCGTAAGAAGTGTTTGCACGATCTAGGATTTCTGAGTTCGCATTACTGAAGATACCTTCAATTTTACCTTGCAAGTAACGGTTCGCACCTAGTGTTTCTGTCAACTGTTCGCCAGGCACAACATAGGAGATTGGTGAACGGTATGTAATACCAGACAAACGTCCCCAGTAGTTTGAACCAGTTTGAATGTCTTGTCCAATTTTGTCAATGATGATACCACTGTCACGGTAACATTTTTCTGCGTCATATCCTTGATATCCAAGTCCACCAGAAGCAGTATTAGATGTCAGATAATCAACCATGTCATCGATGATGTTGTTCGCATTCGAAAGAATGGTATCACCGAACGCAGTGTTACCACCACCCATTAATGAAGTGATTGGCGTAGCGGTATCTTTTGGTGCGTAGAAGGTTGTAGTACCTTTCGCTCTCATGGAGATGTCACCAAACTGAGTACCAGAGTTGTTGAGTGTAACCTGTCCACCGTTCAATGCGTAGAACGCACAACGTGTAAAGATTGACAATGAACCAATACCGTTAACACCTGCACCATCACGTGCAACGTAACCGATACCGTTCTGTGTACGAGGTGTGAAACCAAATGTCAAGATATATGTGTAGAGTGAGTCTGGGTCAAGAACACGTCTGTCTGCGAGCACACAACCACCACCACGTCCAACAAGTGGGTTCGGGAAGTCGTCTATACCAATGACTGCAATGTTACCTGTACCACCTGATTCTGAGATGATTGTGTCACCTACGTTGATGTCACCTTTAAGGTTACGAACATAGATACGATCTTCTGTAGCAACGTCAAGATCCCAAGAGATAACACCTGTCGCACCAGAACCGAAAGTAACTTCGTCAAACTCAATAAAGTCTCCTGCGTGACCAACTTCCATGAAGATCTCACGACCAAGGTCTGCTAGTGTGCCTTTAGAGTTGAATGGTTGCAGCGGGGGTTCTACATCTGCACGAAGGAAGTTTGATAACTGTGAACTGTCACGAATATATGGCGAACGTCTCATTTTTGCGCCTGGGCGATATGCAATCGCAAAACCACCTTCTGGGAAGTCGAAGTTGTCTACTTTCCAGTTAGTGTATGAGAAACCTTGTACGTAACAACCAGATCCCACTAGGACTGCGTTATTAAATTCATATCCAGGCAACGCTTCGATAACTGTTGCATACTGACCAGAGGTAGATGTCAATGAACAATCGTCTGGGAGTGCAACACCACCTTTAGTATAATAGGTTCCAGGCCCACATGAGATGTGAACCGCATTGTTTACGTCATTACGAGAGTAAACACCACCTGCTTTTTCAAGTGCGATTTCCGCACCACGTTCTAGTGTGCGTACTGGTTGAAGAACGGTGCCTGGGTTTCTGTCATCACCAGAAGACGCTTCAACGTGTACCTTCAGAGCCTTTGCAGTAGATCTTGAGATCTCATCAAAGAATTGACGGTATGTAATTCTTTCTGTTTCACCAGTTTTAACATTCTTCAGTGCGAAGTACGAGTCTTCCTCAATACGTGGTTCAAACGCTTTGGTAAGATCCATATCGAAGTCTGCAAGTTCAGAGTTCTTAATGTTTGCATTACTGATATCGGTCTGTTCAATCGAACCACCTTCCATCCGAGATTCGGAGATACCAGTGTTAGACATTGTAGACGACGAGATAATCGCATCATTCAATGTGATGTCAGTTAGTTCACCAGTGAAAGATGAGTTAGCAATGACACTGTCTTTGATAAGACCACGATCAATAGTAGTGTTGGCAAATACGTTATTGTTACCAGTACCATTATTGAATGCAGAGTTTTCGATAGTGATATTGTTTGCAGTACTATCGAAGATCTGACCATCTGAGAAAGTAGATGTCGTTATCGTAATATTATTCGCATCAGAATTGCCAATGACACCGTCATTAAACTCTGAGTTGTCAATATCGATGTTGTTTGCAAAACTGTCATAAAGTTCATTATTCGACAATATCGAATTGGTGATCGTCATGTTGTTTGCAACGGTATCTAAGATAGTACCGTTAGAGAATAGTGATTCGCTGATGTCTAAATTTTCACCAGTAGAGTCTCTGAGTGAACCATTTGAGAAATCTGAGTCTGTAATGATTAGGTTGTTTGCAGTCGAGTCTTCAATAACACCGTTTGCAAAAGATGAATTAGTAATTTCTGATTCGTCAATCGTACCATTTGCGAAGGATGTGTTAGTGATTTCACTCTCATCGATAAAGGAGTTGATCAAGGTAACGTTATTACCTGACACTGTCTCCATAGTACCGAAGTCGAAAGAAGAGTTTGTGATCTCTACATTATTTGCAGTACCATTATCGAAAGAAGAGTCATCAATATCTGCACGATTAATGTCTGTATCATTAACAGAACCACGATTGAACTCGTTATCGTTCATTACGTTGTCGTTAATGATGTTCTCAAAGATAGTCGTGCCAGTAATCGACCCACCAGTGATGGTGATTCGATCAAATATTTCGTACTGAATCGCTTGGACGAGTTCTTTTCTGGTAATGTTCTTTGTACCGTCATCACCTTGTACAAGGTTTACGATGACGAATAGGTCTTCCGTTCTAGTATTTGCACCAGTAATCGAACCTAATTCAGAAATTTTTGACATTCTAGTCTACCTTACTAATATGTTATTCTATTTTATTTATTCAGGATCATCATGTCAAAGATTGTTTTTTTCCAAACGTTCAACTTTATCGCTTAATTCCTTGATCGCTTGAATTAAGAGTGGGATCAAATTGTCGTATCGAACACCTTTGTGTCCAGCTTCATCCACTTCAAAGGTAACATTAGGTAAGACTTTCTCGACTTCCTGTGCAACTACACCTGCAACTCTTTCATCTGGATCATTGATATAGTTGAAAGTATAACCATTAATTTGTTCTACTTTATCTATGGCATTCTCAATGAGTTCTAGATTTTCTTTCAATCTATAGTCAGAAGTGGTGTATTTCGTAACAACGTCACCAGAAAAGTAACCGTTACGTGCGTATACGTCACCACTAAGAAGTAAGTCACCTGCAAGAGAGTTGTTTCCACCTGGCCCTGTTAAGGCACCTTCGTAGTTGATGTTGTTTGCAGATACATCCCCACCGATGAAGTTATTAAAGATTGCATTGTTACCAGATGCATCTTCGTCTAATACTAAGTTAACTGTATCAATCGTACCTGATGGGGATAATGAAAACTTTCTTGTCCCTACACCAGTGTCTATGATAAAGTTTGCGTTGGTGGAATCTTCCATTCCAACGTCCCAAGCGATGTTTCCATCTGTATATCTAGTTTTACCACCACCTGCACCAAACGAGAATGTAGAACATATACCATTAGACAATGCACTATGAATGGTTGGGTTGGTAAATGTTACACTACCACCATTTGTTACTGGTTGGATTTCATCAGTGGATACGTCACCGACAAGATTAGTTGCAGTAAAATTTCCTACAAGTGTTGCGTTACCTGTTGTAGAGTCACCACCCGCCGAGGCAGTCACCGCTTCAGAGCGAATGATACCAGATAATTCATTTGTTTTATCAAACCAATTTTGAAAGGTTTGAGTCACCGTAATGTCGGCTAAGAGTGGTTTTGCCATTACTTATTTTCCAATTTAGCTATTCTCTCACACATACTTGCGAGAGAGTCTTGAATGTCTGCAACATCTATAGAAAGTTGATCAACTTTTCTGTATAATTGTCTTTCCATCTTATATTTATTCAGAGCTGTAGTATCAGTAGACAAAACTGCATTAGAATGTCTATCCCTAGTCATTTCGCTTGCAGGTTTACGTGTCATGTCAATGCTATGCCTCTATAATCTTTCACCATTGGTGCGTCATACACATTTGGTGACAATAATTCGATACGTACCGCAAACTTTCGGTACGACTTGAAGGTTCCTGCGCTACTCACGTATTGATAAACACCAAGTCCATCTTTGTTTGCGGCAGCGATTCTATATCTGAATTCACGATAATCATCTAAGTTTGTTGAAGACGAATATGTCTCAACACCTTCAAATAATTCCATTTCCACCCAAGGAACATCTGCGAAGTCTTGACTATCGAAAACGTTCTGTGCACGAATGTAAGTTTTGATAGTTGTACCGACTGGTCTGTGTGCGGTCAAAATCAAATTAAAGTCCTCAGCATCAAAGTCTTCTGCAAGTTCTACTGTCTTAGAGACAAACCCTGCAGAGTTGTCTGGTGTGTTCGTTATATCGTATTTATAGGCCATCAACTTAGCAACTTCAAGATCCACAAATGGACTTGATGTAACGTTACCACCATTGGTCATATTTACCGTAATATCAAACGCAAGACTACCGTTCACGTTACTTGATCTACTGTATATAATTGCACCCTGTGCGTTGAAGTTGTTGTTATCATTAAACTTCATGGGCATACTATATGTAGTACCAACGTTGGCTGGTGGGATGAACACACCAGATAGTGAAGTTTTCGTTACACTATCGTTAATACGATTAATGAATGGTTGCACATAACTTAAGTTCATGTTATCAATACTTACGATATCTGCAGTAGATCCAGAGTCCACACCTTGTATCGTACTACCGTTAGAGAATACCACTCCTGATCTCGCAGTAGACCCCTCTAATATCATCTCTGTTGGGTTCGTTGGGTCATAGTGGATCAAAGTACCTGCAACCACAGGAGTACCCTGTGCACCTGTCCATAGGTCTGTTGCATCCTTGTTTGTTGTGATTGTTTGTGAATCAACCGCAACAACTTCGAAAACATCTAGGTATGAAGTGTTCGATGATAGGTTAACTTTGATAAAGTCACCAACTGCATATATTGTATCGAAGTTCGCACCACTGGATCTTGTAATTACATTACTTCCGTTTGGCATACCGATAGTTTGAACTGAACCTGTATCTTGGAAGATTTGTTCACCAACTGAGAACGGACCTGCGATATCTGTGATTGTAAAGAACTCATGATCACGGTTTGTCATTGTGACAGAACCTGTAGACTCGTTGAAGTCATGACGGTAAATTCTAAACTTAATATCTTCGTCTTGGTATGATTTCCACGCAGAGTTGTTTGTAGATGTGAATAACATCCCATCACCCCAGTCTTGAACAACTGGTTTACCTTGTGTCGCACCAGGCGTTAGATCTTTCTGACCAACTTTTGATGTGAAGGCAAGATAGCCTGGATCGTTCGCATCTGGTTCAATTACAAATGCATATTCTTTTTCAGTTTCAAGTGCAATCGGTGCATCAAATTCAACTGTTGTTGCGGCACTTGCATCATCTGAGATATTAACTTCACTAGCTTCTAGGTGAACTTGAGAGAATGGAATAACTTCTGATGAAGGGTATCCATTGATAACTTCACGCAACATAACAGTGACACCGTTAATACCACCACCACCTGCGATGGTAGATGTTGATTTACGTTTGAAATATAGATCTAATTTAGATGCAAAGACCGTATTACTTCCACGTCCCATACCTTTCTTAATGAAGAAAGTCTGCGCAAGAGGATCACCACTGTTATCTCTTGGTTCTGGTGGGGGTGGTGGACGGAAGGTCACACTGCGAGTAGATGTTGATGTTGAGTAATCAACTGTAGGCATACGTGTTGACATACTTGATTTTGTTACATCAAAGTTATATGCAGAATATTTCAGTTTACATCTTGACGTACCTGCAGAATTTCTTGCAGAGTACTGCTGAACGTCTAGGATTTGTAAATCTCTTTCACCAACAAGGAATTTTTCTGCAGGCAATTTGAAGACTGCACGTAAAACACCATTGGCATCTGTGGAGATTGGTGCGCCAAATCTACCTTGTCGACGTACCTTACTGATTTTGTTTACTGTAGTACCATTACATACATGCTCATCTACGTTTACTTTATCAAAGAAGAAGTAGTGTTGAGTATTCGGTCTCAATCCAGATACTAAGATCTTGATGTCAGTAGAAGCCATGTAAGGTTTGAACTGGAAGTTAGATACAAAGTCACCAACTTTACTGGTTTCTGTACCACCTTCAAATTCAAGATTACCAAATGTGTCAGTGAATGTTACTGTACCACCATTTGAACGTGCACGGCGCATCTGTGCTTGTATTTCTGCACTAAATTGATTTGTGTTAATTCTTGCATCTGTCATAGGAATGAACTTCTGCAATGCTTCTGCGAAATCTACGAATGGTTTTTCAAAATCAATCTCAATTGGATTGGTTGTTGTGTCGTATGCAGCTTCGTATTGTGGTCTAATGTACCCACGACCACGATAGTTATAGAAGTTAGATACGCAGTTTCTGTATCCTGTTGCATACTTCTGATTAATGATAGACACGTGGGCGTTACGACTTAATGTTGCAACGGCAGGTTCTTCAGTAGCAGACGGTGCAGGGAATGCAGTCGCACCTGATGAAGTCTTGTACTTAAGATCTAATGGGAATGTTGTAACTGCAGGTGTCATTATTTTCTTAGAGAAGTGCACTGCAGAATTAAACTTTGGATCTCTTGTGTTTGCAAGATGCATGTCATTAAATGGATCTACAATAAATCCATTCTTAAATCTTGACAATCCGTTCTCGTCAAGAACAGTCATGTTGTTTGTTTCTTGTTCCAACTGGTTCAATGATGTATAGTATACCAGTTTATCCAGTCTCTTTTCGATATTTTCGATGTCTTTCATCGTATATCGTTTAATGCCTTTTGATTTCGCACGTACTGCGTACTCACGTTTACCTTGTTGACTTGCTTCCTTGGGTGAAAGGATTGGCGCACCAGGCACGAAGATTTCAGAGATGACCAATTGATTTTCGTCAACCATTGGTGGACGTGGTTCTCTTTCTTCCTCACCTTTAATATAGTTGAATTGACCATAAGAGTCAATAGCAATAATGTCATAACGTGGTAAATAATATTCAATATCTGCAGATGCATACTGAGTTGTCGCAGGTAATGTGTAATTTCCTGTGAATGAAGGAGCCTGAGCATCAATTGTGTTTTGGTTTGCGATTGATACGGCAGGTGCACCTGCAGGGGCAGCTTGACTATAACTTAATGCGGCGAGTTTGTCAACCTGTGGTCTGAAGTCCAAACAGTCACGTAGGTTATATTTGTATCCTGATTCTGAAACATATACTGGGATATCTTTTTCGTCAACACCTGTATAAGATGCAACGTGATAGAAACTTTCCGCACCAACTGGTTTGAGAGTTTCAAATACATCAATGCGAATAGTAAGTTGTTCGTTAATTGGGCGTTCACGACCTTGAATATACTCAATAAAAGATAGATCGTAATATTGATCTTTTTGGTTCATGTTCAGTCTGAAAGATTTTGTGTAATCTTTACCAGAAGAATCTACAATAGAAGTAATTTTATAAACGTCTGGGAAACCCAATGAGAATTTTGTTCTAGTAGTAACGTGATCAAGTTTTAAGTATACATCTCTTGCAGACTTAGTAAACACTCGTGCATCGATTGCACGGTAGTCGTAGTAACAAATTACACTTACACCATCACCTACTGCGGCGTTTGGTAATGTCACAGTCAAGTTTGAACCACCAAGTGTGACTGCAGTACCTGTTGGAGTTACTTTTGTACCAGTAGAAGTAATAACAAGGATGTTATTTTGAGTTAAATTGAAGTCTGTTCCCACACCTGTTGAAGATGTAGTAATAGTAAATTCATTGCTGTTTACCACGTGAGATGACTGACCTCTGATAGGTACAATCAAATCATCTTCGTATACATCGTAAAGATAGTCCATACCTGTATCAAAGATGTATGCACGTTTGTCAGTTCCCTTAAGGGTACTTCCAACTAGGATTTCACCAGTAGTTGCACCGTCAATCTTCGCAACGTCATTGAAACCTTTACCTGCGTTCATATCAACACCAAAGAGGTATGCACGATCTTCTGTTAAGTTAGAAACGAAACATTCACCAATCTTTGCATTACCACCGTCTAAAAGATCCTGTGGAGTTGAGAGATCAATGTTGATGTGTCCAGAATAACCAGTGACATCTACATAGTTACCATAATTAAAGGACACAGGCTGCGATGTCTGAACTTCTGTATTAGTCGTAGGTTCTACTTCGAAAGACTGTGTCCCAACTGACTCGACACGAAATCCTTTAACGTATGCCACGCCTGGATCTACTAGTGCTTCGAGTGCAGTGTTCGCAACATCTGGATTTCTTTCTACAGAAACTGGGAAGTCTCTTAAGATATAGTTACCAGACTCTTCATATGTACGTCTTGCGGTAACATCACCAAGAATGTTATATTGAGATATGTCACGAATGCGAACTGCGTTTCCGTTTTGATAACGAATTAATGAGAAGAACGTTGAGTCTACTTCTGATTCTGCTTCAGTTAGTTTCGAGAGAATAGGTGTGAGTTTTAATCTGTCTGCGCCTGGCGCATTTTCGTTTGTCGAACCGTTTGCGTTATCATACAGACTATCGTCTTGAAGATATGAAACAAGTGCTTCGTCGATTTTAAAACCAACGTGCGCATCAGCAGGTTCTGCGTTATATTTTTCAACAACAAGGGTTTGTTCTTCTGCATAGAGGAAGTGTCCCTTTTGGAATAAGATGCCTGGAGCGACTTGAATACCGAAAGATGAACCTGTTGGATCGTATGATGCACGGGCAACATCGATGCTATCAATACCAGTTTCAACAGGTGTCAGTGGTTCAACTGTACCAGCTTTGTATGTGTACTTGTCAATACGAATTGTTTCACCCGCTGCAAATTCTTTTGCAGTACCCTCTGTATTCAGGTAACGGATGAAGAAAGTGTTTAGATTAGGTGGACGAGTTGTAAAACCTGCACTTGCAGCGACAACTTGTGCACTCACCAAAGAGGTTGCACCAACTAGAACGTATACGATATCGATCTCAGTTGAAACACCACCTAGAGTGTCTGTAGTAGTAGTTCGTTCACTTACATATGCTTCTGGGTTGAAATATGTCTGACTAAGAGTTTCTGATGCTTCACGGTTAGCAGTCTTTACGAATTTAAGGTCTGAGATGTCAGTAAATGTACAACCTTTAACGATACTACCTTCTTTAAAGACGTTATCACCAAATTGTTCCACTTGGTTCTGCATAGAAGTTTGAAGTTGTGTAAGTTCACGTGATTGGACTGCGTAGCCTGGTTTGAACAGTACACGATAGAACTGGTTTTCGATGTCGAAGTCATCGAAGTATGGTGATACATTTAAATCTGTATTAATCGGCATTCTATCTCTTCCTTAAAATTCCATCACGAATTTAAATTCTTCTCGTGAGTTTTCCGTTCTAGGCAATGCAAAAAAGTCTTCAACAAAATATGTTCTTCCTGATCGCTGCACGTAAGTCGGTTCAATTACATTAGACGCTATAGGTGTATTTATTCGCATTAACTGACCAGTCTCATTACGCAAGTTTAGGTTCAAGTCTAGTGAGTTACTTGAATTTGCTTGATTCTGATACTCACCCATATATTCTGCAAGATATAACGTGTTACTCGAATAATCGATATCATGAACAACTGCTTTAAATACGACCTCTTGGTCTGCGTTTAACTGTTGAACGATACCGTTGACCAATGTTTTATCAAAATCATCGGTAGTAACTGCAATCCTATTGTCAAAGACTGATGGAATGTCATTACTTGCTATTAATACGTTGTTTCCATCCCTAAATTCAGGGTTTTTGACCAGTCCGATTGTCGAGTATGTGTTATTTGCACCAATAAGAAGATTATCCTCTCCTGTTATATATGCATATATGCCGAAATGGTGGCATTTAAACTCATCAATTAGATCGTGTCCATGTCCATCTACTGGTGAAAGGATGGGTCTAAGGATAGCACGAGTGTCTGTTCTTGTTGGATCGTTGGGTGAAAAGTCGTAAAGTGGATCAACAACTCTTGCGACGACATTGTTATATGCACTACCACGTGATAACAATGTTGTATTTCTAATTCTACCTCTACTATCGATGACTGGGATCGCTACTGCGCCTGTACCATCACCATCGATTTGAATTCTTGGTAGGATTTGCCAACTAGCATTCTGGGAAACCCCTGCGAGTACTGGATCTCTATCTACTCTGAATTGTACTTCACCTGTTGTGGTGTTATATTGATAGAATTCAATGTTGAATAGGTTAGTTACCGCATTGTCATTATTTGTAACGTAAAGGGTTTGACCATAATAGTAAAAGAAAATCTGAGAGATATCGTTGACATCATTAGGTCTACCAAATAATAGTCTTGTACTATACGGTGCCTGGGATAATGAACCTGTTACTTTAGTGTATCCTAAGTTATCATCTAAGTTTGTCACAAAGATGTCTGATACTTCACCACCAGTTGTATTCGCAACTGGATCAACTACGAAATCAGAACTCTTAATTGGAATATACCCAAGTGCGTTATATGCTTCGAAGTTCAAGTCACTCAGATCGTACATATACTTCCAAAGGTATCCATCGGCAGTTTGATAGATTTGAGAATCAGTGTTTGCGTTCCATGCAGGTGGAGCTTCTACTGGTGCATTGTCATTATTGAATAGACATTTGAATATTCTGTAGTCACCAGTGTCGTTGTTTGTCGGACCAACTACGGCATAAAACTTCTGATCTTCCAAATCAATTGCATCATCATACTGAACAAATACTTCATCTCTTTGCCATGGGTAATACTTGATCATGAAGTGAACATCATCATTGTACACTTGTTTACCAAAAAGAATTCGCTCTTTGAACTCATTATCTGAGAACTGAGAGTTTTCAGCATCAATACGTTCAATCGCAGAACACATAATGTACATGTCACTGTTCACGATGTCTTCAATAAACAATCGTGTCGTATCGGATTTGAATTGTGTAGTTAAGATTTCTGCCATTGTATCTCTCTGTTTTTCATATTTCTCATAATATTTATGGTGTTAACCCAATCGGATTTTTCTGCGTGGATATAGTTGTCTTGAGTCTTCCTCATTATCAACAAAGAAGTTGCGTCTAGTCTCTGATGAGGATCTGGATTTAGTATTCATTCTAATATAATTTGGTATGAAAACACGTTTTGTTGTGGAACCATATAAATCGGAAAGATCAGATCCACCGTTCTGTGGAAATCCTTCAACGATCTTGTTTACTCTGTTTGAACTGTAGAGCATATCAGAGGTTGCAGTTGCTCCTGCAGTACCTGCATTTGTCCAGTCAATTAAGTTTTCACTGATCATTACTTCTTTTGCAGTTCTTTGCATTGCTTCTAGTAATTGATCATGAGTTGGATACTTACCAGTTGTGTCGAAGAACCAATCTACAAAGATGGCACCTGCACCTGCGGCGACTGGAGCGGCACAACTTGTACCTGAGAAGAAACCCCATTTGTATCCACCTTCATAAGTGGAGCTTGGATAACTTGTCCAAGTATACGCACCATGCGCCCATAGATCAATGTAAGGTCCTCTGTTACTGTAGTCATCTGGAAGTCTGTTGGTACTACTGTGTTGACATGCACCAATTACATAACAGTTTGAAGATGAGGCAGCATATGCCCTCAATGGGTAAATGGTTCTGGCGGTTCTTCCTGTTGTTGTGAACATATAATCACCACTACCGTCTAGATCTGTATCAACTGTATCGCCAGCATCTGTTGCGCATCTAGTATTCCATGCAGGATCACTGTACTTAACACCAACACCTGAATTGTTACCTGCACTCTTAAAGTGGTATATACCGTTAGTACTTGCAAAGTTTCCAACGAGAGTATCGAATGTCGACCCAAAGGATGCAGAACCAACACTAATGAACCACTTCTCTGTCTGATCTACAGGATCTTCTACGACACGAGGTGAAAGGTTCGCCGCAACAAATGCAGAGTAATCACCATTCCAACCGCCAGCGGGTCTGTTTGTGATAACTTCATCACCGTTTGATTTTACATCAGTGATTTGATTAATGTCATCTATTTTATATTGAACTTGATGCTCAAGACCTGAGTATCCCCATGCACCAGTAGTTATGGTAGCATTTCTCACACCTGTGGTGGGATTGACTGGTTTGTTTTGATGAAAGTTTAAAACTGCATCATATGCTGTTGTAACACCATCTGAAAGATAGATCACTCGTAAACTTGAGACCTTTGCCCAACCACAATACAAACCACCTGCGGCACTCATCACACCAATCGCATGTGAAGAGAACATTGTGTTACCATTTGTCGCTTGTAGATTTCGAGCACTTGTTATTGAATTATTATAGACATTCCAATCAGTTCTCACAAACCTAGAAGACCCATTATCATCTAATGCATCTACATGATTTTCCCAAACATCGTTTGCCACAACTGGTGATCCAGCTTCAATTGCAACGATATCAACATAATTACCTGCGTAGTTCTGTGGTATATCTAAGAAGGGGACGGATGCATCTTCATTTTCGGGTGATCCTGTAAAGAAACCAAGAGGACCTGTATTCGCAACGAGGGGTTGACTTGTACTTCTCAAAGACATATCACTCTGGAAAGAGAAGAATGTAGAAGTCTGTGTCTCTCCAGGCGTAGTTGAAAGTGGTGTAGTTCTTGTTCTAATAGTTATATCTTGAAGGTTTCTTGGAAACTGTGCTTCTTCGATAACATCAAGTTCTTTTTCTACTGCAAGAACGTTACCCTGAGATTGAAGTAGTTCTGCTTCTTCTTCAGTGAGGTTCATTGACACGACACCATTAATCATCGGTAACGAATCCAAGACTTCCATATTAACAACATCATTAGTTGCAAGAGTTTGCTCTTGCATTCCACCGTCTTGTAGTATAATGTTGTATCTTGATTTCATTTTATGCGCTTTCTAGTTTAAGACCAGTAAGTGTAATCGTGATAGGATAAGTTGAACCAGATAAGTTAGTTACTCTTACAGGGATCTCAGTCTCTGTAGGTCTATTGTCTACAAATCCAAAGATTGCAGGAGTAGTAACGAATGTGTTCGCAGAAGATGTAATGAATTCTGCAATAACACCACTACCCTCAGTAGGATCTGTACCTTGTGGACGAGATTGGTCTGCAGTACGTGATGCGGCATCCTTGTAAATTCTTACTCTTGATGCATAATCAGTTTGCATTGAATACAGACAATAAGAAACACCTAAGTTTGCAAATGCAATGTCTGCCTCTGCATCGTCTGCAATACTTGCAGATGAAACTGTCTGAGAGATACGTGAGGGAGTGAAACCTGCACCACCAGATGCGGCAATAGTAACCTCGTCTGTTGCGGCATTTGTTGTAATCGCAATACCAGTACCTGCGGTAAGATTAAGAGTGTCTGCAGTTGAATCTGCAACTACACTTGTTTGACCTGCAACTGCAATTGTTGAGAATGTATTTGCGGCACCACCTGCACCACCAACTGCTGTTGATGAGAATGTAATAGAATCTGAAACTGAGTTTGCACTGATCGTCATACCAGTACCTGCAATCAATGTCAAGTTGTCAGTAAGACTATCAGCAACAACATCTAAAGAACCTGCAACTGAGATTGTACCAAAGGTGTTTGCACCTGCGGCACCACCACCTGTTTGATCAACGAAGGTGAATGTCCCCGAACCATCTGTTGAAAGGACCTGATTAGATGTACCATCAACAATACCATCAAGATCTAAGAGATCAAACCCAGAGTTATTCGCATCTGTCAACATTCCAGTGTATGCAAGATTTGAAAGACTGTCGTCATAATCTCCAATATCATTGTTCGCATTATCAGATAGCATCTTATTCCACTTCTGATGAGCGTAATACATTGCGCCTGTTTCATGTACGTGTGCGATGCACCCATGATAAGCACCAGGCGAAAGTGCCCATAGTTCTGCTTCTGTATCGATCTTAAATGAAATAGGGTTCCACACGTTTTGAACAGACAAAGTTGGTGCAGTTCCACTTGGAGCGTTTGTAGCTACCATGTTAAGAAGTGTTGTTGACCCAAGACCACCGATAGAACGATAAATTTCGTTCATGTTATCGTTAATCTTATCCATGGCGATTCTTAACGGATCACCAGTTCCATCATTTGGGGCTTGACCGATGTCTACCGTTTGTTTTGCCATTGAAAGTACCTTCCTGAAGTGTTTTTAAATATTTATGTTACTGTGATTGTGTTGTTCATCGATCCATGGACAGAACACTGATAATAGTACACGCCTGCAATGGCAGTCCACTCTAAGACTGCACCACCTTGTCCTGTGACGTTTGGTACTTGATTACCTGTCCCACTTCCTTGAGATGTTTTCAAGTAGAATGGGTGAGAGGTTTGTGTCCCACTGTCGATAACAAATCTAACCTTATCACCTACATTAAATGTGAGTGGTGGTTGTGCGGCAGGTAGAGTAAATACCGCACCACGATGTGAACCAGTCATGACATAATCAAATACAGGTGTCGATACACCAATTATATAATCTGGTGCAAAGTTGAGTGACGTATCATTGATTGTATAATCTGGTGAAGTGTAAACAACAGTACCCGAACCACTACCCACTCTGAGTGTGACGTGCCATGTTTCTGTACCTTCTGTCAATGCATCTGCAGCGACTTGAACAGAGAAACCACCTGAACCATTACTCATAACAACATTACCACTTTGGAAGGTGAAGTCATCATCCCTAGCAGGTGTCGGACCAATTCTCCAATATATTGTTGTTCCATTTGGCCAATTAGGAATTGACACGTTAAATGTTTTTGTTTGACCTTCGTCTACACTCGTCCCACCAATAGGTGTTATTGAATATGTGTACGAGCCAGGGTTAGTTGCAGATGAATCGTTATCAGATGTAATTGGTGTACTATCCACAAAGATGTTTGACATATCAGATGTAAGAATAGATGTGTTACCAATATCCAGTGGTGAAGTTGACTCACCATTGTCATTAAAGATACGTAAGAAACGTTGTTTGACACCACGTTTTTCAGGACCTGCAACGAATTGTCTCTGGTAATAGAAACGTCCAAAGAGTTTTGTACCTGCAGTGTGCATGTTTTCTTTTAAGAAGTCTTCGTATGTTTCTAGACCCAACATACTACGGATTTCATATGAGTACTCTTGATAGTAATCACTGTCTTGGAGTTTCATAGAAGAGTCGAAGTATGCATAGTTGTTTGCACTATCTACTTGGTATCCGTTGAGATGAGAACTGAAGTTTGACCAGTATCCCTCTGTCGTACCTTGAGTTTCTGCAGTGATCGTTCCTTTTGCAACACGAATGGAGTTGTTCGCAAGGTATGCGGTTTCTCCGTTGACATATCCAAATCCTGAGTTGAAGATCCTGACTTCGTCAATTTTACCTGTAGCGAATTGTACTTCTGCATCAATCTCAGCATTGTCACCAAAGTTACGTGATCCGTAATCTCTTTCCACACCAAGAATGTTAAAGACTTGTTGGTTTGGTCTGACAACGTTATTTGTTCCACTAAATCCATAGTACGCATAGGGTGTAAATGTAACCGAACCAACCTGTGTATTCGAACTACGGACAACACCTCTGATGCCTGTGTTTGCTTCAGTGATGATCTCATCGATGTTGAATGAACCTGCGGCGGCAGGAGATGCAAGTTGAATGATCTGATCTTTACGTTCAAATTGCTTCATCTGACTATCTTGCGCAATAGCCCAAACATCGTTAGTATAGTTAACGCCAGGATCTACGTTTCTAAAGATATCAATGCGACCAATATCAAACGGTGTTAAGTCGAATGCAAGGTTCAAAGGTGTTGCAAGAGTAACTGGATCTGCAGTACCAGACATAGGTTGACCTGCAGGAGGCACTGCGTTATAGTTTGCGGAGTTAATTGGTACAGTGACGAAAGGTGCAATAGGATCAGTGATAAGAGAAACTGTCTCTACGTCATCAATAACTGCAATAACTTGATCATCTGCGATTTGTGGACTACCATCTGGGTAGAGAATGCCTGGCGAAGATGAGTTCTTATTTGTAATGTCATTATAGAATATCGCAGTGTTACCATAACTTCTGCGTTTTAATTCTGGTGTAAGATCAAAGTCAAACTCTTCACCTGCGTTAAGTTTAATTCCAAGTGCAACCTCGTTAAACCCTGTCACAATACCTTCGTTACCGAAACGGTCACCGATAGTTTCACCGACTTCCCATTCAGTTGAAGTTGATGTACCATCAAGAATGATAACTTGATCACTCACAAGAAGTCTTGTGTTCTCTACTGTGTATCCGAACCCACCGTCAACCCATTCGTATTCTACGAAACCTGTTATCTCATCAGATATTCCAGTAACGATTGCACGTCCACCGTAACCATACGTACCTTCTACTTCATAGATGTCACCGACTTGGTTACCTGTTGTCGCCCCTGACCATCTGGTATCCATTGTCATTGCATTCAATGAACCATTGACTTTACCAAACGAAACTGTTTCACCACCAATTTGACACAACACGTCATCGTATTTGATGAAACTACCTTGAAGGTTGTCAATGTAGAGGATTGGTGTGAGGATACCATTCAAGAGAACAAAGTTAATTTTGTTCACAGAAGCCTTTGCACCTGTCGTAGAACCGATAATGTTTCTACCAAGTAAATCTAGATAGGTGTATTCTACACCAGTCTTGGAAAGAAATTCACCATCATTTGGGAACATTTGTAGAAATGTACCTGTTCTCCAAGTGGAGTCAGAAGGTTTGAACATTTTCTGCGCAGGATAATAGACACCAATGTCTTCCTGATAGAATACTCTGAAGAATAGTTTGATACCTTGTTCCGTACCCTTGGCACGGTATAAGTCCATAATATTCTTGATTACAAAAACAACTTGATCTTCCTTAAGGGGAAGATCTGCCATATACTTTCTTTGCCAATGAATAACCATACTCGACAATGTCGTAGAGACATCACGATACTCAAAGATACGTCTGATGTTGTAGACGGACTGGTTTGTATCAGTTTCTAAGAAAGTATAATAATCTTTTACTAACTGCACCAGTTCAGGACCGTACTCTTTATAGAGTGCAGGGAACTGGGCATCAATGAAGAATGATACCTTCTTTAGAATTTCTCCTTGGTTATAATCGACCATTTATTAGTACCCCGATGACCCTGATGATCCGACTGATGTGCCACTGTATACTGATCCACCTGCGCCACCAGAAGATCCAGATCCACCTGAAGTCCTGAGAGTTACACCACTCTCAGCAGGAGCAGTCAATACCACAGGGACGTTATCGTCTGTTGATTGGGATGCCACTAACTTACCATCCAAATAGATGACAGTCTTAACGTCTTCGTCACGCAACAAGAACACACGTCCATTAGGAGAAGTGATATCATCTTGTTGAGTATTTGCGTAAATCTTAATTGCGGAGCCTGGATAACTTTCAGTTTCGAAGTTTACTAGTTTCACGTCACCTGTCACATAATCAACTGTTCCTGCATTAGGTTTAACGATCTGTGGATTTGCAACGTCATCAGTCACAATTTGAATATTACCTTTACCATCATCTTGGAAGAACACACAGATACCATCAAGATCGTAAACACTTGATACGATTGCAGGTTTGTAGTTAGTAAACCCTTCTGTAGTCGTGTATGCGTAAGGACGAATAAGTGGAGCACCAAAAACAAATCTTGGATTGTATATTTGATTAATTGTTGGTGAGAATTCAATAATTGGTTTTGCTTTAATAGAATTACTATCAATTGCAGTATCAATGTCGTTTAATTCTTTTGATAATCTTGAAAGTCTCAACTTAGATTTGAATTTATTAAGATTAGTTACGGAGAACCTACTGACAACATCTCTTGCCAATGCTTCAATCTGCATTGGAGACTTCTCTGTCTCTTTAGATGTGTATGATAATGTGAGAGTTAAGTCTGCATATAAGAATTCAGTCTTAACAAAGAACGGTTCAATTGTCAATGGTGTTCTGTTTCTCAAGAAATCGATATATGAGTTTGCAAGTGTTTGAGAAATCAACTGTGCGTTGTCATTAAGATACACACTGATTGCAACTTTACCAAACTGAGGTGGTTCCAATTGATCCCCACCATATGCAGAAACTGCATTGATCTCTGGGAATTCTTGTTTTAAAAGGATCTCGTAGTCATTGGTTGTAATCGCACGATCTTGGATCTGCAATGCTTTAGGTGCATTACTTTTAATGCTTTCGAGTGTTTCTCTTTCAGCACCACCTGCGGCAGCTTGTATAGTAGTAGTGGTAATCTGTACGTTTGGAACGAATGCAGTAGTAAATTTATTTGCACCATTTGCTTCCGTACCACTTGTAATACGATATCGGACTTTAACGTCTTCGAACTCACTTGGTTGGAGACCAAAAACATTGTTTCCGAAATAAAGATTGTATCTGTTATCAAAGTATGGTTCAACATAGAACACTTTGTCTTCAGCACCCACACCGAAAATACTTGATCTAAATGTAAATACGTTCTGGTTTTCTGTTGCTTCCGCATCAATGAAACAAACAAGAGAGTCTGTATCGATTTCTGGGTTAGAGAGTGCAACTCTTAGAACACCATTGTCATCAATGATAAATCCTTCACGTTCGAAACTTGCAAGTACTTCACCTTCGAAGATCTCAATGTCTTCTGATTCCCAAACATTAGGTGCAGTCTTTCTGGCAACATATGTTTGGTTTGTAATGAAGTTAAATGTCTGTCCAAGAAAGGATGTTGTGAATTCAGTATATGTTGGAATAACAACTACCTGATCTTCAATGGTTCCTTGTGGATCATCAATACGTACACGAACAACTGCTTTAGGAGACTTACGAGAACGAGGAAGATAGTTCAACTCTTTTGCATGGGATATAACACTGTTACGCAACATTGCAGAGTCAAGGAACATCTCGTTCATTGCCATGTTGGTATAGAAGTTGTTATGATATGTATTGTATGCAAGAACATCCAACATGACACTCATGTTAGAACCTTCAAAGTTATAATCTTTGAATTGCGTTTGCGACTTTAAGTATTGCTTTAATTGCGCTTTAGCGGCATCAAAGTCAAGTTCGACTATTGGTTTGGGTGTCGCCATTATCGTGTCCTCTCTAATATCACGTCAAGTGTGATAGGCTGTTCTCTGTTATTGATAAAAAAGACTATGTTAACAAAAACTGAGCCTTCATCTAACGAACCAGAGACTGTTATATCAATAATGTCTGCACGTGGTTCATATATTTCTAAAGTAGACTTAACTCTTTCTTTAATCAGTTCAAATGTAGAAGGTATCATATTCTCAAAGAGTAATTGTCTTAATCCTGCCCCAAGGTTGGGTTGCATCAAACGTTCACCACGGTCTGTCATAAGGAGATTACGAATCGCTTCTTTAACTGAGTCTTCATCTCTTAGTACAGAGACATCGTCAGTTAAGAGATTTACTTCTAAATCCTTTTTAAAATCAGAATAAAGACTAATCTTCTTCTGAACTGGTGTAAAAACGTTTAACGTCATATTTCTTTTCCTTAGTTACCACGCCATGCAACATGCATACCCCATCCGTAGTTCAAGATCTCTACTGCATTCAATGCAGCAGCTTCTGCTCTAAACACATCCCTGTTGGGAATAGAACTACTGGCAATATCAAATGCAAGACCCCGAAGATGGTAAGAACTAAAGGCAACCCCATAGTTCCACTGTCCATTTACAAGTTTTCCTTTGGACTGTCCTTTCGCCGCAGATTCTCTTCTCAATTGCGCTTGAAACTGTTCATCTCTATATGCACTTAATATAATAAACTTAGTACCAATCTTCTTTTGCAACTCCGCCAACTTAGCTTTCGCCCTTGGTGATGCATTAGTCCATCCTCTTTCACCCATCCGACTTTGGTATGCAAACCTTGGATGGTCACCCATTTGAATTTCAGACCAACTCGGTACTAGACCGTAAGATGATGCATCTAGGTCAATATCGTTTGCAGGTTGTTCACCAGTCGGTGTGTGATATTGCGTCCCTGGCCTCGATTTAGGTCTCACCAAGTTCGCAGACTGTCCCTTCTGAGTCCATCTATCAGGAATGTGATCCTGTCTTGAACTTTCTGGGTCATTTAAAATTTGTTCAACATTATCTAATACCTGATCAAAGGTTAAGGTAGAGTTAGTGACTGATGTTGGAAGGTCCTCTAAACTGCTTCTTCTTATTTCATTCAGTGCCGATTGTTGTTGACTTAGTGGTGGCATCCATTGCTTATGCATACTATTTATTACCGCACGACGAGCATCATCAGAATAACGTGTTGCACCATCACTTACTGCAGATGCAGTTGCAAGACCAGAGATGCGTTCCAGTCTATCAACCACTCTTTGGTATTTAAATGCATAGTTATCCATAGGTGTTTTTACATCTTGGATTAGTGCCTCTACTTGTCCTAACATTCCACAGAAACGTGAGATTAAAAATTGGATCTTTTGTAGGTTAGGATTAGAAAACAGACTTACACCGTAATCAAATAATGATTTTACTTTGTCTATTAGATTTTGTTTTAAATCATCAGTAAGGATAGAAGCAATTTTATCTTTTATTGCCGCACCTGTCGCAATAACGTTTTCTTCGATGAAAGTTTTAACGTTACCAATGATCTCTTCTACATTAAAGTTATTAACTACTGCTACTACTTTGTCCCATGTCTCTTCAATAATCTTACCAATCTTCTCTTTAATGGCATTAATTAAAGATGTTACTGTAATTTTCTCGATTATAGCTTTGATAGGATCTTCTAGGTTTTTTAATTTGTCCAGAAACGATAGTGCATTGTTAATTAATGACCCAATTGCACCAATGATTGTAAAGAAACCACCGATTGCACCGAAAACACTGGGTAACATGGAACAAAATCCACCAAGGATTGATCCGTTACTATCACGATAAAATGCATTGAGGTT